ACTAAAAAAGGTGAACGAATTTTACAACCAGAATTTGGTAGTGGATTACAATCATTATTGTTTGAACCAAATGTGGATGATTTGGCTGGTAAGATTGAAGATACCATTAATGATAGTTTAAAAAAATGGTTACCTTATGTTACAATGGAAGAAATTAATATTGAATCAACCGATGAGTTGAGAGATAACAATAGATTAAATGTTTCAATAGATTTTAGAATTGGTGATAATATCAATTTGGAAAATCTCACATTTACAGTGCAGGGATAATAAGATATGGCAATAACAAAAACAACAAAGAACTTTAAGAATGGGGGTAAGGATATAAAATACCTCAATAAAGATTTTGCCGCATTTAGAGGTAATCTAATTGAGTTTGCTAAAACTTATTTCCCACAAACTTATTCTGATTTTAACGAATCATCACCGGGTATGATGTTCATTGAAATGGCATCATATGTTGGTGATTCACTTTCATATTATATTGATGATACTTTAAAAGAATCATTAATGGTTCATGCGGATGATATTGAGAATGTAATTTCACTTTCACAATATTTAGGATACAAACCAAAAGTAACCTCACCAGCCGTAACAACTCTTTCTGTTTATCAATTAGTTCCATCTATTGGTACTGGTACTAATAACACTTATGATGAAACTTATTTTCTTAGAATAAAAGAAGGTATGCGAGTTGAATCTACTAATGGTGTACAATTTATTACTCAAGATGTTGTTGATTTTTCTGATAAAACCGATAGAGAAATTACAATATACCAAACGGATAACATAACCGGTGAAACTTCATTCTATTTAGTTAAAAAATTAGTAAAGGCAATTTCTGCAGAACTTAAAACAAAAGAATTCACATTTGGTTCATATGAAGCATTTAAAACTATTGATTTAACCGATACAAATATTATTGATATCTACGATGTAAGAGATTCCAACGGAAACAAATGGTATGAAGTTCCATATTTGGCACAAGAGTTGGTATTTGTGGACTACCCAAATACATCAGCTAATGACTCGGATTTATATCAGTTTAAATCAACTGTACCTTATGTATTAAATACGCTTAAAACATCTCGTAGATTTGTTAAAAAAGTAAATGGTGATAGTACAACCACTTTACAATTTGGCGCAGGTGACCCATCATCAAGTGATGAAACAATAATTCCATCATTTAAAAATGTGGGATTGGGATTACCAAACTCTATTTCTAAATTAGAAGAATCGTTTGACCCAACAAATTTCTTAAAAACTAAAACATATGGTTCTTCACCATCCAATACAACAATTACTGTAAAGTATTTAGTTGGTGGTGGTGTTGAATCGAATGTAAAAAACGGAACTTTAACCCAATTAAGAAATGTTGAATACGAAGAGGATACAACACTATTTACCCCTCAGCAATTGTCTGTTTATACTGCGGCTAAGAACTCAATCGCAGTAGATAACGAAGTTCCTGCAACTGGTGGTAAAGGGGGTGATACAATCGAAGAAATTAGACAAAACGCTTTAGCAAACTTCGGTTCTCAAAATAGAGCAGTAACTGCTAAAGATTATGAGGTTAGGGTATTATCAATGCCAACTAAATATGGTTCAATATCAAAAGCATATGCTACCGCTGATGGTACTTTGGATAACAATTCACCATCATCTATTCTTTCTTCACCAAAAGCAATGCAAGAGTTTACTGATTTGGTAATGAGTTTTGTTGAGAAGCCAGATTCAGAAGAACCCGATAGAAGAAGTGTTCAACAAGAATTACAAAAATTTTTAATTGGAAAAACTTCAAACGATAATGAAAAGAATAATCCATTTGCGATTAATCTTTATTTGTTGGGATATGATTCCGATGAAAAACTTTCAACTCTTAATAGAGCTGTAAAGGAGAATTTAAAAACATATCTTTCTGAATATAAAGTTTTAACTGATGGTGTGAATATTAATGATGGATTTATTATTAATATTGGTATTGATTTTGAGATTATTGTATTTAACAATTATAACAAATCTGAAGTTGTTGCTGATTGTATTCAGGAGTTAAAAGATTATTTCAATATAGATAATTGGACTTTCAACAACACAATCAACCTTTCGGAATTAGAATTAATTGTTGCAAATGTAGAAGGGGTTAGTTCAGTTCCAATGTTGAAAATTGTAAATAAATGTGGTGGACAATATTCACCAAACTCATACAATATAGAGGCGGCAACTAAAGATAAGATTGTATATCCATCTTTAGACCCATCGGTTTTCGAAGTTAAGTTTCCAAATGCGGATATTAAAGGGAGAGCAAGATAATGGCATACTATTTCCTTACAGCATCAAAAGATGCATCGGTTTACTTACAACAACCTGACCAGAATTGTGGTTTAGATGAAGTATTAGAGGTAAGTAAGGTTTACTATGGTAACATCAAAGATGTATCCAGAGCACTCCTTAAATTTGATGTGAGTAACTTTTCATCATCACTTTCAGCAGGAAGTGTGGGATTTGAAACCGCAACATTAGTAATGAGAGAAACTGATTCCGAAGAATTACCATTGGATTTTACTATTAACATTTATCCAATATCTCAAAGTTGGGAAATGGGTAAAGGTACGAGATTTGATAATGTAGAAACTGCTGGTGTAACTTGGAATTATAGAGAAGGTGATTCCTCTTTAAGATGGGTGGGTGTAATTGATGGTTCTGGTCAACCTGTATTTTCTGGAACATCTACTGGTTCATTTGCTGGTAAAGGTGGTGTTTGGTATTCTGATTTAAGCGGTTCTCAAACCTTCTCATATAAAACTCAAGATATCAACGCGAATATCACTTCTATTTTCCAAGCTTGGTTAAGTGGTTCAATTGATAACGATGGTATCATTGTAAAACACACAAACGCTGTTGAAGAAGATACAAACGATTATGGTATCCTCAAATTCTTTAGTAAGGAAACAAATACAATCCATCAACCAAAAGTTAGAATTGGTTGGGATGATGTTTCTTTTGTAACTGGTTCTTTGACTGAATTAACATCCGAAAATATCAAAGTTGGCATCAAAAACTTTAAGAAAGAATACAAAGTAAATACAACTCCAAAGTTGAGAGTAGTTGGTAGAGATTTATATCCAATCAAAACATTCTCAGCAACTGCACAATATGGTATCAGTAAATTCTTACCAACAACATCATACTACCAAATCAGAGATTATCATTCAAATGATATTATTGTTCCATTCTCAAATTACACAAAGTTAAGTTGTGATTCAAATGGTAACTACTTTAATCTGAATTTATCAAATTGGGAAGTAGATAGAGTATATAAAATAGAATTTAAAGTTACCATTGATGGTGTTGATAATTTCTTTGATGAAGATTATACATTTAGCGTAATAGCATAATATGGCAGCGAAGCAAGGTTTAAGAGATGAAAGACTTGTAAAGGAGATACAAGAAAGAGGTTCAACGGCATTGCCTACACCGAACCCATCTGGTGTACGTCTTTCTAAAAAAGCAAAACCTTCGGATGAAAGACCTGCACCACCAATTGGAGCAGCTCAAATAAGACCAGTTGAAAAGATTGAACCCACATTAGATTTTACAAATGTTGATAATGTAAAAAATGACCCTTTATATGGGTATATAAGCCAAAAAGAAATTGATGGTGGTATTGTTAGTGGGAAACTTATAAGACCTAAATACGATACACATGAATTAAAGAAATCAATAGATACTGAGATATTTGAGTTAATACCAAATGTTGCTCCTGATGGACCTCCTATGGTACTTAAATCAATCTATGATGATGCTTTGGTTAGAATAGATGAATTAACATCTGATATAGTATTGTTGAATACCGAAATAGGAAATTTAAATGCTAAAGTTTCTGAATTGGAAATTGTATCTGAGAGTTTAAAAATTCAAGCGGATAATGAAATTTTAAAAGCAAACATCGCTACTTCACAAGCAACAACGGCAAATGAGCAAGTAGCAACAACAACTATTGATTTACAAAACGCAATTCAAAACTCAATCAATGAAGCAGTTGAAAGAGTATCTTTAACCGCTAAAGTAGAAGCACTTCAAGAAGCATTTAGAGTTCAAAAAGAATTGACAGAACAAAGAGAGAAAGAAAACGCAGCTCAAACGGCAGTAGAGGGATTAAATGGATTCTTCCAACAAACCGCAAATGTGGGTTGGAAAATATCAGCAAATGATGTTCAGAAGCCAGGTGAATTGGGTATGTATCTTGAATGTGTAAATGGTGGTAATAAAAATAGTGATGTTAGATGGTGGAATGGTTCTAAGGGTATTGCATTCTTTAACTTTACTGACCAAGAACAAACATTTACTATCCAATATTCAGCAAATAAAAAAGATGGAGTTACATGGTTCCAAGGACCTACTTCATTTAAAGTACCGGCAAGAACTGAAAATGCAGCTGGTGTAACAACCGCTAAATTTAAATACACTGCATTAAAAGGACAT